TATTGGTAGCAACCGATGCTTCTGGTGCAACCACTGGTTATGCTCCCGCAGCAGCAAACGATGTCATTAACTTGGACGGCACTACCACTGGTGGAGCAGCAGGTTCTTGGATTACCGTGACTGTTTTGGCTTCTTTGAAGTACTATGTCACAGGTGTTTTGCTTGGTTCTGGTACTGTTGCCACACCGTTTGCAAATTCCTAATTAGGAGCGGCTCATGCAATATGATGTCCAGTCAACGCGACTAACGGCAGACGGACAAGCGGTTGACTACCGTGTCCGTGTAAAAGCTGTATATGGTCTTGCGGGGGCAAGCGCAGGGTCGGTTAAGTTCTATGATGGAACTGACGCAACAGGCGCACTGAAGCTTGAAATTGACACCCCCGCAGGCACGGCAAACACGTTTCTTCTACCCATCCCCGGCGAAGGAATTTTGTTTGCCACAGGCGTTTACGTTGATGTGACTAATATCACAGGCGTGACGATTGTGTATGGCTAAGTCTCCCGCATGGCAGAGGAAGGAGGGGAAGTCCGAGAAGGGCGGCTTGAACGCCAAAGGACGAGCTTCCTACAACGCAGCAAATCCGGGGAAACCCGGATTGAAGCCGCCTCAGCCACAGGGTGGCAGTCGCCGCGACTCTTTCTGCGCCCGTATGAAAGGCATGAAAGCGAAGCTTACCAGCGCCAAGACCGCAAACGATCCAGATTCGAGGATTAACAAGAGCCTTCGTGCGTGGAACTGCGCAGATGGTGGATACGTCAGCAGTGCTGATGGTTGTGCCATCCAAGGCAAGACAAAGGGTAGGATGATCTGATGGACATCGCAACAATCTGGTCGTTGGCCCTGTCCGCTGTTTTGGGTGGATTTTGGTTTTTTATCCGCGAGAAGTTCGAGGATGTCAAACGTATTGAGCGCCTGCTCAATATCACACGCGAGGAGATTGCCCGTGATTACGCAACTAACGCAGAGGTTCAGAGAATTACTGACCACATTGACCAGCGGTTTAACCGCCTTGAAGCAAAAATTGACCAGCTTATTCAAGCGGGGAAGTGATGCCAGCAACAAGTCTTAAACAAAAGAAATTCATGGACGCTGCGGCGCACAACCCAGCGTTTGCGAAGAAAGCAGGTATTTCGCAGAAGGTGGCAAAAGAATTTAGTGCAGCAAGCAAAGGTGTTGAGTTTAAAGGTGGGCCGCGTACGCGGCCTGATTTGCAGAAAGTAAACAAGCCCAAAACTCTTCAGGGCAAAACAGAACTTTTTAACAAAGGCGGTGACACTATGATGAACAAAATGAATCCCGGTATGAAAGCAATCATGGCTAAAAAAATGGGCAAGCCCACCATGAAAAAAGGTATGGACACTGCCAAAGACGGCATGAAGAAAATGGCCAAAGGTGGTGGCATTGAGTCCAAGGGTAAAACCAAAGGCAAGATGATTAAGATGAATATGGGCGGCAAAGCCTGTTAAGGAGTAGTCATGGCAACCAGCACCAAAGCAGGGACGATGGATGCGTACAAACCGCGCCGTCCCGGTACTACGTATGAGGACTCTATGACTTCTGAAGACATCAAAAAAATGGACGCTCAGAAGGAAGAAGCCAATACGCAGAAGAAGACTGAAGCAGCGTACAAAATTAAAAACATGGCCAAGGGCGGTTCAGCCTCCAGCCGTGCTGATGGTTGTGCTGTCAAAGGCAAGACCCGTGGGAAGATAATCTGATGATGGCTTCTCGCGGCATGGGGGACATTAACCCGTCCAAGATGCCGGGGAAGAAGACTGTCCGCCGCAAAGACAAACCGCAAGACGTAGACATGTATGCAGAGGGCGGTAAGGTCAACGCCGCTGGCAACTACACCAAGCCAAGCTTGCGTAAGCGGATTGTGGCTCAGGTCAAGGCGGCAGCTACCCACGGTACAGGTGCAGGTCAGTGGTCGGCAAGAAAAAGTCAACTTGTAGCTAAAAAATATAAAGCAGCAGGCGGTGGCTATCGTGATTAAAACTTGTACTGGATGTAAACAAGAAAAACCTTTGACGGAGTTTTTTAGCCGTGGCGGTAAATTGTCACATCTACATAAGTCGCAATGTAAGCTGTGTATGCAGGCCAAACGGCAAGAATGGGCTGTACAAAATAGAGACCATATCAATGATTGGCGTAGAAAAAATTGGGTGGTAGCAAATCGACGACTCAAGCGTCGAGGGGCAACTCAAGAAATGTACGATGTTTTGTATGAAGCCCAACACGGCTGCTGCGCAATTTGCAGTGAGCCAGAAGAAAAATTTAGCTGGTTGTGTATTGACCATGACCATGTTACAGGAAGAGTTCGTGGGCTACTTTGCCCGAATTGCAATCGTGGGCTTGGGTTATTGGGGGACAGTGAGCATTTGCTGCAAAAAGCAAAAGACTATTTAATCTCTGCCAAAATACAAGAGGTAGAAAATGTCTCTTAAAGCACCGCAACAATCCTTGAAATCTTGGGGCGACCAGAAATGGCGAACCAAGTCGGGTAAACCCTCATCCAAAACGGGTGAGCGGTATCTCCCAGAGGCCGCGATCAAAAGTCTAAGCCCAGCGGAGTATGCCGCTACAACCCGTGCAAAGCGGGCGGGCAAGGCCAAGGGAAAACAGTTCGTGGCACAACCAAAGAATATTGCAAAGAAAACAGCAGGGTTTAGATAATGGCAAATACCTCTGGTGCATCAAGCTTTAACCTAGACCTCACCGAGTTGGTCGAGGAAGCGTTTGAACGCGCCGGTGGTGAGTTGCGTACCGGGTATGACCTACGTACAGCCAGACGCAGTTTAAACATCATGTTTGCTGATTGGGCCAACCGTGGTATCAATCTGTGGACAATTGAGACTGGCACAATTGACTTGGTTCAGGGTCAGAACACCTACCCTCTGCCCAACGACACCATTGACCTCTTGGAGCATGTCATCCGTACTGGCGGAAACATCGCCTCAACTCAGGCTGATCTGACCATCACTCGTATCAGCGTTTCTACCTACGCCACAATCCCCAACAAGATTACGCAGGCCAGACCCATTCAGATTTGGATTCAACGCTACAACGGGCAAACATCAACGACAGGGTTAACCCTAGACGGTGCAATTAACAGCACAGTTACCCAGATTACGTTGGACTCCGTGGTGGGGCTTCCAGCCGCCGGGTTTGTCAAGATTGACAATGAGATCATCAACTATGGATACATTGACGGGAATGTCCTGTACAACTGCTTCCGTGGGCAGCAAAACACCACGGCGGCAAGCCATGCGGACAATGCGACCGTGTATTGGGAGCAGGTTCCCGCTGTAACCGTCTGGCCCACACCGGACAACGCACAGACCTACCAATTGGTGTATTGGCGTCTACGCCGCACCCAAGACGCTGGTGGGGGTGTAAACGTCATGGACGTTCCTTTCCGCTTCCTGCCTTGTATGGCTGCGGGGTTGTCGTATTACATCGCCGGAAAGATTCCCACTGGCGCAGAACGTCTTGGATTCCTGAAACAGCAGTATGACGAGGCTTGGGAGCTTGCGGCGTACGAAGACCATGAGAAAGCTGCCTTGAGGCTTGTTCCCCGCCAAACCTACATTGGGAGGTAACAGTGGGCAACAGGTTTGCCAGTGGTAAGCACGCGATTGCGCAGTGTGATCGCTGCGATCAGCGGTTCAAGCTCAACATCTTGAAGACGGAGATCATCAAGACCAAGAACTACAACCTGTTGGTTTGCCCGGCCTGTTGGGATCCTGACCAACCACAGTTGCAGTTGGGTATGTTTCCGGTGGACGACCCACAGGCTTTAAGGAATCCTCGTCCTGACCGCAGCTATGTGTTGTCAGGAACAAGCGGGTTGCAGATTGTCCCAACTGGTACAGGCCCATTGGGTACTGGGACAGTGGAGGGTGGTAGTCGAATCTTTCAGTGGGGCTGGAACCCAGTGGGTGGGGCGGCGTTTTTTGATGCTGCTTTGACTCCAAATAATTTGGTTTTAGCGGTGGAACTTGGTACAGTCACGGTAAGCGTAACTTAGGAGTTTAAACATGGACACGAAACAGGTAAAAAAGATCGCGGGCAAAGCAGTTAAGTCCCACGAAAAGCGTATGCACAAAATGGCGGCTGGCGGCAAAACAAACGCCAACATGCTCAAGTATGGTCGCAACATGGCGAAGGTCATGAACCAACGCTCTTCTGGTCGCGGAGGCTAAGATGGTTGATTACAAAAAACCAAAAATAGTTCCAAGCGTTGTTGTTGGCGAGGCTGACAATAAAAAATACATGAAAGACCTAAACGTCTCTGAGGCAAATGCTCACAGCAATGACTACAAGCCTACCAAAACCACTGGTATCAAAATCCGTGGCACTGGCGCGGCTACTAAAGGCGTGATGGCGCGGGGGCCAATGGCGTGAACTACAGCCAGCTTGTAACTGCCATTCAGTCATACACGGAGAATCAGTTTCCCCCTGTATACCTTGCTGATGGATCGACTGAGAACTCAACCGCTCAGATCAATCGGTTCATTCAGCAGGCTGAGCAGCGCATTTACAACTCGGTTCAGTTCCCGTCGCTTCGCAAGAATCAGTACACAGCGATCACGTCAAGCAATAAGTACGTGTCTTTGCCAAATGACTTTTTGTCTGTGTATTCTTTGGCATTGGTGACAGGTGTTGTTGGTGGAAACTTGGATACTGGCACGTTTGAGTATTTACTCAACAAGGATGTGAATTTCATCCGTCAGGCGTACCCTGCGCCAAACGACAAAGGTGTTCCAAAATACTATGCGTTATTTGGCCCGACGATTGTCAGTTCTGCGATCACCAACGAATTGTCAATTATCCTTGGCCCAACGCCTGATGCGGCGTATTACGTTGAGCTTCACTACTATTACTACCCAGAATCCATCACCACCGCGACCACAACATGGTTGGGTGACAACTTTGATTCCGTTTTGCTGTACGGCTCATTGGTAGAGGCTTACACTTTTATGAAAGGTGAGCAAGACATCATCACGTTGTACGACACCAAGTTCAAAGAAGCACTTGCGTTGGCGAAACGTCTGGGCGATGGCATGGAGCGATCCGATAGTTATAGAAGCGGTCAGTTTAGACAGGCGGTGACCTGATGGCTTTTCAAGGCAACTTCTCTTGCAATACGCTGCGGGCAGGGCTGGCAAACGGGTCAATTAACTTGACCTCGGATACGTTCCGACTGGCTCTGTACACTAACGATGCAACATTGGACGAGACAACCACAGCCTACACAACCACTGGTGAGGCATCAGGCGGTAACTACGTGGCAGGCGGAGAGATCGTCACCACTACAGTGTCTTCTCAAACAACAGCGTCCGGCAGCGTGACATACGTGACTTTTTCTTCTCCGTCATGGACAGGCGCGATCACAGCCCGTGGCGCGTTGATCTACAAAGCCGGAGACAATGGCGCTGTTTGCGTCCTTGACTTTGGCAACAACAAAACATCAACCACCTCATTCACCGTGACGATGCCTGCAAACACCAGCACGTCAGCACTCATAAGGATCGTGTAATGCTAGTAACTACAACCAAAGGCGAAATGGACGATTCTCTGCTTGAAAAGCGGGAAGGTACAGTCGATAATGACAATGAACACACCACATGGGTTGAGTACTGGTTGGACGGAGAACTTGTCCACCGTTCCGCGCATGTAACTTTGAAAAAGCCCCCAACATTTGCTGGCGGCAGAGCAGCTTCGTTTTAAGGAGAATCCAAGTGGCAAATACCCAATCAATGTGTACCTCGTTCATGGGCGAGTTGATGACAGCAACTCACAACTTCGGCACTGCGCCAACCCGTGGCACATCTGCCGCTGATACGTTTAAAGCAGCTTTGTTTTTGGCATCAGCTACCATTAACGCATCGACCACTGCATACACTACAACCGGAGAAGTCTCTGGTGCTGGGTACACCGCAGGTGGCATAACGGTAACAATAGCAAACCCTCCTACGGCAACAAACGCATCTGCTACGGCGGGCGTGGCGTTTTTTACGCCTTCTGCTAGCTTGGTCTACACCTCTGTGACTTTGACCACAGCGTTTGATGCGGTGTTGATTTACAACTCTTCTCAGAGTAACAAGGCGGTTTCTGTCCATACGTTTGGTTCACAAACTATCAGTGCCGGAACTTTTACCTTGACCATGCCAGCAGACACAACTTCAACGGCTTTGTTGCGTTTAGCCACAACCTAAGCGGAGGCGGCGCAGGCCGTAGACCATGTTTGGTATATCCGCATACGCCCAGTCACCTTATGCCGCTCTTGGCGAAAATGTAGTCGTCGTTGCCCTGACGGGCGTAGCCGCGACTGGGGATGTTGGAACAGTTGTAGCGGGTAAAGAATTTGCTCTGTCAGGTGTATTGGCGACAGGCAGTGTAGGTACGGTTGTCGCCTTAAATTCTCAAGCAGTAACAGGCGTAGAGGCATCGGGCAGTGCTGGGACGGTTGTACAAAGCATATCTGTTGCTTTGACTGGTGTTTTGTCCAACGCAGATGTTGGTGCTGTAGATGAGACAAATTTCCCGTTAATAGCCGGAGTTCACGCCAGTGGGTTTGCGGGTACGCTGACCCCAGAAAAGATATTCGCCATAACAGGGGTGTCAGCCGCAGGAGCGGTCGGGACTGTTACACAAAGCCAAGAAGTTGCGTTAACAGGAGTTGGGGCTTCTGGTCTTGCTGGTACGGTCATATACAACGAGTCTGACGCAACATTTGGCGACGAAGCTATAGGTTCAGTTGGAACAGTAAGCCCCGCTATTTCTATAGCATTGACCGGCGTTGTGGCTTCGGGTGCAGTTAACACTGTTGTCTTTTCTCAAGGTGGCCCTATAACAGGCAGTGGTGCTGCTGGGCTGGTTGGTACGGTTGGTTTAAACAAATCGTTTGCTTTAACTGGGGTTCAGGCTACAGGTTCTGTTGGGTCTGTAATTGCAATCTACTGGAAATTGGTAGATGACAGCCAGACCGCAAACTGGCAAAATGTCAACAATTCTCAAACTGCTGGCTGGGCGCTGGTAGACAACTCAGAAACCCCTGACTGGACGTTGGTTGAGACGGATTAAGGACGCACATGGCTTTTGTACTTGCAGACCGAGTTAAAGAGACCACCACCACGGCGGGTACGGGGACAGTGACTCTGCTCGGGGCATCAACTGGGTATCAGTCCTTTGCCGTCATTGGCGACGCAAACACCACCTATTACACCATTGCAGGACAAACCGGAAACGAGTGGGAAGTTGGGATCGGTACATACACATCGTCTGGTACAACGCTTGCCAGAACAACTGTTTTATCTAATAGCTCTGGTACACAGCCATCGGCACTTAATTTTAGTGCTGGCACAAAAGATGTTTTTGTGTCTTACCCCGCTGAGTATTCGGTAACCAACGACACACCTACGCAAAACATCCTTGACCAAGCGTACTTTCTCTCTTTTATGATGGGCTGACATGGCAACATACACAAATACCTCCTACGTCGCCAAGAATGTTGGCACATCTGCGTCCACGTTGACCACGGTGGCGGCATCCACAACTGCGGCAATTGCCAGTTTGGTGGTGGCGAACACAACAACCTCTCCGATCACTTGTGATGTTTACGTTACCCGGTCTGCTGTGGATTACTACTTGGTCAAGACAGCCACTGTACCTGTGGGTGGTTCGTTGGAAGTGATTCAAGGCAACCGTGTGGTGCTGATTGCATCCGACGCACTCAAGGTTGTGTCCAGCGCAGCGACATCGGCTGACGTGTTTGTTTCAGTATTACTGGCGGCATAACATGGCATTCATAGGCAACACCAACACCACGCAGGCGTTTACACCCGCTGTAGATTTCTTCAGTGGTAACGCATCGACGACAGCGTTTACGTTGTCCAGACCTGTTGCGTCTGTTGCTCAGGTGCAGGCTGTTGTCAACAACGTAGCGCAGAACCCATCGGATGCATTCACGATCAGTGGCAACACCATCACGTTCACCTCTGCCCCGTCCAGCGGAACGAACAACATCTATGTGTATTACACAAGCCCGATCACGCAGGTGATTGCACCGGGTCAGAGTACGGTGGGTACGACTCAGCTTCAGGGCGGACTTACGGTTAATTTTGCAGACGGCACTGCCGCCGCTCCATCTATCACAAACGATGGCGACACAAACACAGGCATCTTTTTTCCTGCCGCTGACACCATTGCCTTTGCTGAGGGTGGCGTGGAGTCTATGCGTATCAACTCCAGCGGCTATGTGTTGGTAGGCTGTACCGCATTACCTAGTTCTTCAGTTGCTGGTGCGTCATTATCGCCAAGTGTAACTTCCGTAAATCCACATTTTTTTAGTGCTGGCTCTGCTACTGGTTCAGTTGCACAAATTAATTTTATTAATGGAAATGGAACAGTAGGTCAAATATCCACAAGTGGGAGTGGAACAACTTATGCAACTTCTTCAGATTATCGCTTAAAAGAAAATGTAGTACCAATGCAAAACGCATTAGGTGTAGTTACACAGCTTAAACCAGTAATTTATAACTGGAAAGTTGATGGTTCTAGTGGTCAAGGCTTTATTGCCCATGAACTACAAGAAGTAGTGCCTGATTGCGTAACCGGGGTTAAAGATGCAGTAGACGCTGAAGGCAACCCACAGTACCAAGGCATCGACACCAGCTTCTTGGTTGCCACATTGACAGCCGCCATCCAAGAACAACAAGCCCTCATCACAGCCCTGACAGCACGAATCACAGCGTTGGAGAACAAATAATGCCAATCAGCACAATAGGATCAGATGCGTTAGCAAGCAGTTCGGTTACGCGACCAAAGATTGGTTACGCTGGTGCTGTGTTGCAAGTTGTGCAGACCACCAAAACAGATTCGTTTTCAACAACTTCAACTTCTTATGTAACCTTTATGACTGTTTCAATTACACCAACATCTGCGTCAAGCAAAGTGTTGATAACTTTTGGAACAAATGGCGGCACAGCAGGCGATGTAGTTCATGGCTATTTGGCAATATTTAGAGGTGCGACTCAACTATTTAAAGCTGATACTGCTGGAAACAGGAGAGGCGCTACAAGCGTTATAAATACTGCAACTCAACAACAGTTTTATTATGGTGGAACATTTTTAGACAGCCCTGCGACCACTTCATCAACCACATACACCGTACAAGTTTTAAGCTCTAATGGTACTGCTATATACCTTAATCGGTCTGGTAGAGATAATGATGCGCTTGATTACGATGGTAGATCAGTATCATCAATTACAGTCATGGAGATTGCAGCATGAATCACAATGCAATTTATGCACTCTATCCAAGTGTTGTCACAGTTGATGATGGCACAGGTGCTTTTGATGCTCAAGGCAACAAAGTTGCTATTGACATGGATGCAGTCAATGCTTGGGTTGACCCAAACGCATATAAAGTCAAACGCGCGGCTAAATACCCATCATTTGCTGACCAGTTTGATTTGTTGTACCACGGTGGTTATGACGCATGGAAAGCTGCGATTGATGCAGTGAAGCAGGAGTATCCTAAGCCATGAGCTACATCGGTAACACCCCAATCACATCATCCTTCCTGACAGATACGTTCAGCGGGAATGGCTCGACCACAGCTTTCACAATGACGGTTGCGCCAGCATCCACCACTTCATTGCTGGTCATCATTACAGGTGTTGTCCAAGATCCATCGACTTACACCATTTCAGGGACAACCCTGACGTTCTCGACTGCACCGCCGACAGGCACAAGCAACATCTCTGCGCGGTATCTGGGCATCCAGCCTATCGTAAACCCCCTGAACTACAGATTTCCCTTCTATACCTACGCAGGTGTGTCTTCACCGATAACCTTGCCAAATAACCAGTACCTGCCGTTCTACACGTACACAGGTGCTTCCAGCAACATTTCATTGGTGTCATCATAATGGCTAGAATCGTTAAATCCATCTATACCTCCACCTCTGTCACATCGCTGGGCGAGGTTACCAACACAGACACACTAGACGGCCCACTTGCCGCTACGGTGACCACACTGACTGATGCAGCCACAATTGCCGTGGACATGTCTACCTCCAACAACTTCACAGTGACCTTGGGCGGCAACAGAACGCTGGGCAACCCCACTGGACTGGTAGTGGGACAGTCAGGCTCTATCTTTGTCAACCAAGACGGCACAGGCTCGAGAACGCTGGCGTACAGTTCAAACTGGGACTTTCCTAACGGAGTCGCCCCAACTCTTTCCACAGCCGCCAGTGCGGCAGATCGGATTGATTACATTGTCCGCACATCAACCAGTGTCCAAGCTGTGTTTACAGCCGCCTACGCATGAGCTTATTCAACAACGCAATCATTGGGGCTTCTGGTCAACAGGGCTATCAAATCAGCCGTTCTGTGCGGCTGCGGTCGAGCGCGAGTGCATCACTTAGTCGGACACCATCAGGCGCTGGAAGTCTTACTACATGGACTTGGAGTGCTTGGGTAAAACGAGGCAGTCTAGGTGGTAACAACGCTTTGTTTGGTGTTTCAAACAATTCCGACAAAATTTGGTTTAGCTCGGATCAATTATCTTTTTATATTGGCGCTGGTGCGGCATATACATGGTGGTCTGCCGCTTTATTTCGTGATCCGTCTGCTTGGTATCACATCGTTGTTGTTCTGGATACAACCAATGCAACTTCAACGGATCGGGTTCGTGTTTATGTAAATGGCGTTAGAGCAACGGCAAATGCTGGATCAACAACATATCCAACTCAAAACTATTCTAGTTGCAACTTCAATACCGCTGTTTCAACAAATATCGGAAGAGCGGATAACACCAACAACTATTACTTCGACGGCTACCTAACCGAAATCAACTTCATTGACGGACAGGCGTTAACGCCTTCTAGTTTCGGAGAAACTAACGCCCTAACAGGTGTATGGCAACCTAAGAAGTATGGCGGCACATACGGAACAAATGGCTTCTATTTGAACTTCAGCGACAACTCAGGTGTGACTGCCACAACCATTGGCAAGGACTACTCAGGCAACGGCAACAACTGGACTCCATCAGCGGGTATTAGCATCACTGCTGGTGTGACATACGACTCCATGCTGGATGTGCCTACGCCTTATGCTGATGGTGGTAATGGGCGGGGGAATTACTGTGTTGTTAATCCTCTTGATAACGCACTCGGTGCATCCATTACAAATGGTAACTTGCAAGTCACTTCTTCTGGTGCATCTTGGAAAACAGTAAGAAGCACTTTTGCTTTGACAACAGGTTCTTGGTATGTTGAATTAACTTCTACAACTGGAATTGGAAACGGAAACTCATTCATCGGAATAGTTCCGATGGGTGTAACACTCCCACAGCCAGTTGGTGAAGGCTCTGCTACATCTTGGGGTTATTCAAGTAACGGAAATGTTTATAACAACGGTTCTGTTATTAGTGCTACTGGCGTTACTTGGTCTGCTGGTACAACAGTTGCTATGACTTTTGATGGTTCAACATTGAAGTTTTACAACGCAGGAAATTTAGTTGCGACAATAAGTTCAATACCAGCAAATACTTATGCTTTTGGCGGTAGTTTTTATGACAACAACGCAGGTGCATTTAACTTCGGTCAACGCCCATTCGCCTACACACCACCCACAGGCTTTGTTGCACTGAACACGCAGAATCTGCCTACGCCTACGATTAGCAATGGTGCTAATTACATGGCGGCTACGACTTACACAGGTACAGGGTCAGCTTTATCTGTAAGCAACGCAGTCAATGGTGTTTCATTCCAGCCTGATTTTGTGTGGACAAAACCAAGAAGCACCGCTGTTGGTCACACACTGTTTGATAGTTTGCGAGGCGTTACAAAGTATTTGCAATCAAATACCACTGGTGCAGAAGGAACTGCTGCAACAAGTTTGACTGCGTTTAACAGCGACGGATTCACCGTAAATTCTGATACCAGCACAGGCGCAAATGGTGTTACCTACATCGGCTGGCAATGGAACGCTGGCGGCTCAACTGTAACCAACACCAGCGGGTCAATCTCATCACAAGTAAGAGCAAACCCCACTGCTGGCTTTAGCGTGGTGACTTACACAGGCACTGGCGTGGCGGCAACGATTGGGCATGGACTTGGTGTTGCACCATCTATGATGATTATTAAGAGCAGACCGACTGCAAGCACTTCTTGGATTGTGTATCACAGTTCAATCAGTCCAACAAACTTGCTAACACTACAAACAACAGCGGCTCAACAAAACCTGCCGTTATATTTTAACTCTACTGCTCCGACATCTTCTGTATTTAGTATTGGCTCTGCCGCTAACACGGGTACTGACTTAAATGTAAATGGTTCAACCTATGTCGCCTACTGCTTTGCCGCAGTAGCTGGATACTCTGCATTTGGTAAATACACAGGTAATGGCTCTGCTGACGGCCCTTTTGTGTACCTTGGATTCAGGCCAAGATATTTACTTATTAAATCATCAGTAGTTGCTGGCGGAACATGGGTGGTGTTTGATTCAGCAAGAAGTACATACAACGTAACAGGTGAAAAATTAGCACCAAACACCGCTGATTCAGAAAACAGCGGGGCTACGGGTATTGCTGGTGGCGTTGATTTTCTTTCAAACGGATTCAAGATTCGATTAAGTTGGGGTGATATAAACACCTCAAACACCCTAATCTATGCCGCCTTTGCCGAAAACCCATTCAAACTTTCTCTTGCGAGGTAACTCATGTTTTTACTCAACGGCTCACCACTTCCACTTGACACACCATTCACCATTGATGGAACTTCATACCCTGCAAACTGGTTGCGTCTGACCTCTATTGAGGAAAAGAACGCTGTTGGCATCACAGAGGTGACAGACACTCAAGCAACGTATAACGACCAGTTTTACTGGGGTGTAGACAATCCCAAACAACTAGATGACCTCACCGTCACACCAGAAGAAGGTGACCCATACATTCAACATGGACTCAAACACCAGTGGATTGCACAAGTCAAAGACACCGCCAACAAATTGCTGTCTCAGTCTGACTGGATGGTGATTCGCAAGGTTGAGCGCAGTGTAGATATTCCTGCTGATACTGCGACATACAGGGCGGCTGTGATTGCTGAATGCACAAGGCTTGTGACTGCCATTCAAGGCTGTGCTGATGTACCTGCTTTGATTGCTGTTGTAACTGCACAAGGATGGCCAGATCTTGGCAACACACCCGAACCCGCAGAGGAGAATAACTGATGGCACTGACACAAGTCGATCAGGGGATGCTGGGTACAAACGCTCAGTACACAGGCTTCAAGAACCGCATCATCAATGGCGGGATGGTGATTGACCAAAGGAATGCGGGGGCGAGTGTGACGGTTACAGGCAACCCATACACGTTAGACCGCTGGTATTCGGCGGCATCTGTTGATGGAAAATATACCGTTCAACAAAACGCTGGTTCAGTTACTCCGCCAGCAGGGTTTACAAACTACCTTGGCTGTACTGTTGGCGCATCTGCAAACGTAACAGTTGGCGCAGGTGATTATTTTGGTATTAGGCAAGCAATTGAAGGATACAACGTATCTGATTTTGGTTTTGGCTCTGCAACGGCATCTACTGTAACTTTATCTTTTTGGGTAAGAAGTTCAGTTACTGGGACATATGGCGCGACATTAAAAAACAGTGCCAATAACCGTTCATACCCGTTTACCTACGCAATTTCTGCCGCAAATACATGGGAACAAAAATCAGTAACTGTTGCTGGTGACACAACAGGCACTTGGCTAACAACAAACGGTGTTGGTTTGTATATTACTTTTGGCCTTGGTGTTGGCTCAACCTATAGTGGAACTGCTGGCGCATGGGCGGCTTCTAATTTATGGAGTGCCACAGGAGCAGTTAAGTTAATTGAAACAAACTCTGCTACTTTCTACATCACAGGCGTACAGCTTGAAAAAGGCTCAACAGCAACGTCATTTGATTACAGACCTTATGGGACTGAGTTGGCGCTTTGTCAGAGGTATTGCATGGCGTGGAGGGTGGATGGGGCTGCACAGCAATATATTGCTGTTGGTCAAGCATATACCACCGCAATTGCTATATTCACAATACCGCAACCTGTTACTCCTAGAGTGACACCAACAGGAATAGTGACATCGGCGACTTCTGGATTTGGTTCGTTAACTACTACTGCTGGAGGAAGCACAGGCAGTTCTATAGTAATCAACTCGTCTTCAAACATGGCGTTGACACTTATTTATACAGCAACAGGGGCGTTTACAACTGCTGGCGCTGCAACCGCTTTATATTTTAATGGAACGACAGGCGCATACATTTATACATCGGGGAGTGAACTATGAACGAACCAGTTTGGAAATTGATGCCAATGATGCCCTTACAGCAAACTCAAGTTGTATGGCGTGAATGGCCTGATGGCAAACAAGAATCATGTCTTGTGACAGCACCAGAATATTTAAAGTGGCTTGCAGAGGGAAACACACCAGAGCCAGCAGATAATCCCCCACAAGGAGAAACACCATGAGCAGTACCTATTCCTCAAGCCTGCGTATCGAGTTGATTGGTTCTGGCGACCAAGCCGGTGCGTGGGGCGCAACCACCGACAGCAATCTGGCATACGTTCTGGACACAGCCATCGCGGGGTATCAAGCTGTCACGGTGTCCTCTGCCGCTCAAGCACTGACCTATGTAAACGGGCCATCCTCCAGCGCATCGCTGAACCAATCGGTGTACGCTATGCTGAAGTTCAACACCGCAGGTGCAGCATCAGCCATCTACGCCCCGCCAGTGTCTAAACAGTACATCATCTGGAACAACTCTGGCTACACCATCACCATCTACAACTCTACGGTCATCGGCAACACAACAGCCGCAGGCACTGGGGTGGCTATTGCAGACGGCGACAAGGTCATGGTCTGGTCGGATGGTACAAACTTTTACGATACCAAGAGCAACGGAATCACTGGAACGCTTCCAGTTGCCAATGGCGGTACAGGAGCAACCACAGCGTCTGCCGCAAGAACAAACCTTGGCTTGGTGATTGGCACGGACGTGGCGGCAATTGCTTCCCCTGCGTTTACTGGCAACCCCACAGCGCCGACGCAATCCACTTCGGATAACGATACGTCAATCGCTACAACAGCATTTGTTAAGGCGGCAATTGCGGCTGCTTTATACCCTGTTGGTTCTCTTTACACTGCAACAGTGTCAACCAACCCAGCTACATTGCTTGGTTTTGGTACATGGACTGCGTTTGGTGCTGGCCGAGTGATGATTGGCGCGGGTACAGGCGGAGGCGGAACATACACCGCAGGCGCAACAGGCGGCAGCAAAGATGCAATTGTTGTTAGCCACACCCACACTGCATCAGTCACAGACCCCGGACACAACCACACTTATCTCAGACCAAGTAGCGCCTTACCGCAATCAGGCAGTTCAACAAACTGTTTTGTTCCTGCAAACATAACTGATACAACTAGTACCGCAACCACAGGCATTACCGTGGCAAATAGCACAACAGGTTCTTCTGGTACAGACGCAAACCTTCAACCATATATTGTTGTGTATATGTGGGAACGCACCGCTTGAGGTAAAAAATTGATCCGATCAGCCTCCTCTTTGCCGCCAATGCTTGCGTCGCAGCCATCAAGGAAGGTTGTGAGCTATACAAGCAGGCGAAGACTTCTTTCATGGAGGTCAAAAGCACAGTTGACGAGGCTGTTGGCGTTTATAGGGAAGTTACTGGATTTTGGAGTAACTTTAGTAACTTCTTTAAACCCAAGGCAAAACAGTCAACGCCCAAGCCTGTGGCGAAAAAGAAAGACAAGTTCGTTGCCGTTGACGAAACCGAAGTCATGGTGGGGGTTGTCAAGCAGCTTACCGAGTTCTTCAAGATTCAAGAGCAGTTAGCTGCACACATTCGGGAAGAGGAGGAGAAGTCCAGAAACGTCTACGAACCTGACCAAAATCAAATGGAAGCCGCATTGAAGCGGGTCATGGCGCAGGATCAGATGGCGGAGTTGGAGAAGACAATAAGGGAAACGATGGTGTATCAAAGCCCTCCCGAAATGGGTGCGCTGTACAGCAAAGTGTTTGAGATGCGGGATGTCATAGCCGCTGAACAAGAAGCTGCCAGACTTGCACAGGAACAACGGGAGCGAAGATTGAGATGGCAACGACACCAAAGGGAAAGAAGCCAAAACCTGCGAGCGGGAGCAGCCGTCCTAGCCCTTATTCTTATCCTGTACCTGTGGACGTGGTTCCTGTGGTTGAAACAACTGAGGAGCTTGTGATGGGAATGGTGGGCTGGGTGGTAGCGGTTTTGTTGGTGGCCTTGATGCTGCCGTTGTTGGCGTTCATGTATCTGGACATACTGGAGACAAGGAACGATGCCAAACAGCAGTTGGAGAAGGTGGAGAAACTGAGACGGGAAATTGAGAGGAAGAATCGGGACAGTCCGAAAGAGTTTGAGGACAACCCCATTTTTGACCGGAGGAAAAAACATGAGTAAGCAACTTGAAAAAGACTCAACCTACAACGAATTTGACACCAACCACGACGGCGTGGTGACGGACACGGAGTTAGCTCGCTCTGAGCGCATGATGCAAATCGAAAACATGGACAAGATGGCCGACCAGCAAAGGATCATGGCTTGGGCAGCTTTGGTTGCACCGCCTGTACTCATTGCTTACTTGGCATCTGAACTGGTTGCACTAGACAAGGTCAATGCCCTGAATGGTTTGGTGACCACCTACTGCGCTGCGATGGGTACGATTGTGGTGGCGTTCATGGCGGCAACTGCCTACGTCCGTGGAAAGACCAACGAATGACTTTGCTCAACCCATATGTTTTGCTTGGCATCGTACTTGCCCTACTTGGCAGTTTTGGGGCTGGGTATTACAGTGGAGAGCAGGATGAGTATGAGCGCCAGCAAATAGAGATCGCCCGTTTAAACGAGCAGGCACGGGAGACAGAACAACGCATGGCGGAGGTTGCCCAGACCTACGCCCAGACCTTGAAGAAAGCCAACGATGTTGCACGGATTAAAGAAATTAAGCTTCGTACTGATCTTGCCTCTGGCGAGCGCAAGTTGTTCATTCCTGTCAAAGCGCCCGACTGCCCCGTGTCAGTGTCCGAGCCATCCACCGCTGCCAGTGGAAATACAGAAACAAGAGCCGAGCTTGACGGACGAGTTGCTCAAGCTCTTGTCGATCTCACCGCCCGAGGCGATCAAGCCATCCGGCAACTCAACACCTGCATCGACCAGTACAACCAAGTGAGGAGCATGAAATGACCCAGTTGACCGCCAATTTCTCCCTGCACGAACTAACCAAATCTGAGACCGCCCTGCGCATGGGCTTGGACAACACCCCCGGGCCAGTTGAAACCGAGTACCTCAAAATCTTGGCTGAACGTGTTCTCCAGCCAATCCGCGATCACTTCCAAAAAGGTGTCAAGGTGAACTCTGGGTATCGCTCTCCTGACTCAAATGCAGCGGTAAATGGGTCTCGTACCTCAGACCATTGCAAGGGCCAAGCAGCCGATATAGAGATTCCCGGCGTACCAAATGCGGAGTTGGCGCAGTGGATCATGGATAATCTGGACTACACCCAGTTGATTCTGGAGTTCTACACCCCCGGCATTCCTGACAGTGGTTGGGTGCATGTGAGTTACAACCCAGACAACTTAAAGAAGCAGGAGTTGACCGCCATGAAAGTCGCTGGTAAAACGCAATATGTTCCCGGACTTGTAGCTTAATCATGCCACTCCAGAAATTGCTGTTCAGACCCGGTGTAAACAGAGAAAACACCTCCTACTCTAACGAGGGTGGTTATTACGCCTCCAACAAAATTCGGTTCCGCTCAGGCCAGCCAGAAAAGATTGGCGGGTGGGCAGCCGACACGGGAACAACTGTATCTGCGTTAAAACCCCCAACGGGTACGCTTTGGGGTGTTGCTAGGGGTATGTGGAACTGGCTTAATTTAACAGGCTACAACCTGTTGGCGATAGGCACAAACCTCAAGTACTACATCCAGAACGGGCCAAACGGCTTGGTGTACGACGTTACCCCATTGCGCTCTACCACCACCGCAGGCGAAGCCACCTTTGCCGCAACCACGGGGTCGCCAATCATCACAGTCACGGATATCGCCCACGGTGCGCAGGCAGGGGACTTCGTTACGTTTAGCGGCGCGGTATCTTTGGGTGGCAACATCACTGCCGCCATCTTGAACGCAGAGTTCCAGATCACCAGCTACGTCAGTTCAAACTCATACACCATCACAGCTTCAGTCAATGCAGCCGCAGGGGACTCGGGCAACGGCGGAGCATCAGTGGTTGCCGCATATCAGATTACAACGGGTGTAGATATTTACTCTCTGAATGTGGGCTGGGGCGCAGGTACTTGGGGCGGTATCGTTTTTGGTACAGCAACAAACCAACTTAACGGCTCAATAAACAACTCCGTCACCACAATCACGGTTGATTCAACAACTGCGTTTACAGCAGCCGGAAACATCTTGATCGACTCAGAGAACATCTCTTACACAAGTAAAAATTCAACGCAATTCTTGGGATGTACCCGTGGGTTGAGTGGGACGGGTTCAGGCGCAGCCGCCTCCCACGCCGACAATGCAATAGTGACGCAGTCCACCACATTCACGGGCTGGGGTTCTCCTGCGGCTACAGGTATCGGCATTCAGCTTCGTTTGTGGAGCCAGTCAAACTTTGGCGAAGACCTGATCTTCAACCCCCGTGGCGGTGCGTTGTACTACTGGGCAAACGCAGCATCTGCCAGCACATTCAACCGAGGCCAATACCTTGGCCCAAGCACCGCTGTTGTTACAAAGTCCGGGACGATTACCACTGACTCATCTTGCCCAACGGTTGCCAACTTCGTTATGGTGTCGGATGCCTCAAGGTTTGTTCTTGCGTTTGGTGTAAACGACTACGGCACTACCGTCCAAGACCCCTTGCTGATACGTTGGTCTGACCAAGAAAGTTTTGCTACATGGATTCCGGCTGTAACAAACCAAGCGGGTAGCTACCGACTGAGTCATGGTTCACAAATTGTGACCGCCATGCAGACCCGACAAGAAATTTTGGTGTTGACGGATTCAGCCATTTATTCCATGCAGTACCTTGGCCCACCGTATGTCTGGAGTTTCCAGATCATGGGCGACAACATATCTATTGCTGGGCCAAATGCGATAGCAACCGCTAACAACATCACCTACTGGATGGGTACAGACAAGTTTTACATGTACTCTGGTCGGGTGCAGACCTTGCCGTCTACCCTGCGTGAATACGTGTTTAACGACATCAACCTTGAGCAAGCGTTTCAGTTTTGCGCGGGGACAAACGAGGGTTACAGTGAAGTATGGTGGCAGTATTGTTCTGCCAACTCATCCGTGGTTAACCGCTATGTGATCTACAACCACTTGGAAAACACTTGGTATTACGGCGACTGGGACAACTACCAGAATCTAAACCAAGGCCGCACAGCATGGTTGGACAGTTCCCTTCGCTCATTCCCAATGGCAACCACATACGGCGTGGCAGGTGGCAACTCAAACGCACAGCTTCTGTACCATGAGAGCGGAGTGGATGACGGCACAGTGAACCCGTCCGTGCCGATTGTGGCGCAGGTGACTTCTTCTGATTTTGACATTGGGGATGGACACAACTTTGGGTTTGTCTGGAGATTGATCCCTGACTTGACGTTTGACGGATCGAATGTGAACCAGCCGACCGCCATGTTTACGGTACTGCCCCGCGCCAACTCAGGTGCGCCGTATGGCAACTCAAACAATCCTGATGTGGTCAGTACGCAGAACTACCAGAACACCAGAACCTATGCCATCCAAGAGTTCACCCAACAGGTGTATGTGCGGATTCGTGGTCGTCAGATGGCGTTTAAGGTAAGTTCAGACGAGCTTGGTGTTCAGTGGCAGTTGGGTGTGCCTCGGATTGACATCAGACCAGACGGCAGGCGCTGATGGCAACCATCATCAACCGATATCGCCCAGTCGTCCAGCCACGACTGCCAGCGGCTCCGAACGAGTACAACGCCGAGTTTATTGAGCAGTACTCAAACATCCTGCGCCTGTATTTCAACCAGCTTGACAACCTGACCGGGGCGCTTTTGGGTGAGTCCGGCGGGCGGTTTATCCGCTTCCCGTACGGGGCATTCTCCAGCGACCAAGATCAGGTAACCACGGCAAACACAGCCACGTTGATGACGCTTAACACCACGGATTTTTCCAATGAGGTGTCGATTGCTACATCCAAGATTACAGTAGCCAATTCAGGTATATACAACCTTCAGTTTAGTGCGCAGTTTCAAAACACAGACGTGCAACTGCACGATGTTTATATTTGGCTGAAACAGAATAACGTAGACATCACAGGCTCAACCGGATTTGTCTCAATCCCCAACAGCCACGGTGGTACACCCGGTCACTCAATCATTGGCTGGAA